CTTCGCGTCGCCGATCTCTACGGTCTTAGTTTTGGGCTTCATGAGCCTCCTTTTCTCTCAGAAACGACGTTTAATGCCCCGTGGCTCCGGTTTCCCTGCCCCTCCCAGCGTCCCGAAGGCCTCGGCAGTGTGATTAGCCCATGACGCCTTAAATCGCTATTTCTCGCGTCAAGAGGGTTTACTTTCCTTGATCAAAGATTCCGCCAGGGGGTCTGAGCAGGTTGACGGCTGATCCATCGTCACGATCACATTGGCCAACCTGTCGCCGAGCTGGGGATTCCATTGGTAATGCACGTCGCAAAGCACCACAAGATGGCCTGGCTTGATGCCTTGCGCACCATTTCCAATCAAGGACAATCCACCCTCTTCGATCTTGGTGATGATGCCGTTGACCATCTCACTGCCCAGCTTGACGACGACGCGCGTCCCCTCCTGAAGGTCTATTCCAAATTGATCTTTCGCCATCAACGAACCTCTTTTTTGATCTGACTACTGATTTACGCAATACGCCGCCATCAACACCCAGGTCACGTTCTGACCCCTCGCCGCGTACGGCTTGTCGGGAGTCTTCTGGAAGGAGATTCCTGACAGGAGATGCCCCGAGCCGTCCAGGATCGTGCGCAGGCTCAGCACGGTCGTGGCCCAGCCGCTCACGTCGCCGTTATTGGCAGCCGTGATCATCAGGTTGAAGAGGTCCAGGAGCGAATGGTGTAGCGCCGAGGTTTGCTGCATCTCGATGGTGATCTCAGCGTTGTCTCCCGCGATGTAGCTCGGCATGACCACTCCGTCCGTCCCCACCTCATGCTCCGTGCGCGTGGTCAGCATCCTGATGGTGATGGTTCCGAGGCCGATGTTGCCGCCCGCGATCTGCAAAGGACCGTCCATCAGCGGATTGTTCAAGACCCCGACTAGATCACGAAATGAATAAGTGGTTTGAACTAATGGCATGTTATCCTCTCTGAGTAACTTTCATCGGCCAGTCAACAGCGTTTCTATTTCCAAGCATTTTCGCTTTGACTTCTGGTCTAATGAATCAAATAAATTGTGATTTTAGTGCTTTGCATCTTTCTCTCGCTCATAGCTGCACGTTGACTTGTACGACGACGCTATGGACTGCTCCAGCCTCGATGATCGCGCAGTAGATCGGCATCGCCTTTCGCGCCGCGCGATCTCCCGCAGATTGCAGCGCGTAGGGCTGGGCCTGATCCAGGAATCCCAGCGGAAGAGCTTGTCCGATCTTGAGGCCGAGCACCGGCGCGCCCTCCCACACTCCGCCGGCGATGTAGCCGATGCTGGCCATGTTCGAGCACGCGGCGTCCACCTGTGCGATGAGCTGGTGCTCGCCGGGGTTCGTCTGCGGAACCTTCGGCACCGCGATCAGCAGGTTCATCAGGTTGACCTGGATCTGGTTGATCAGCATGGCGCGGTCGAGTATCTGGTCGAAGAACTCTCCGCTGGACAGGATGCCAGACACGAGATAACCAGCGTAGGGCCCGAAGCTGCACACCACGTTGCAGTAGGCTGCGACGATGGCGTTGTATTGAGTCTGAGTAAGCGGCTCCGGTGCCACGTTCACAATCTGCTTGAGGTTCAAGGTGAACGCGCTCCCGGCAAGCCCCGTGTTCAATCCGCACGCCTCTCCCAGGGGCCCGGCGGCCGCGTAGATGTTGTTAGGGTAGAGGCCGAGCTGGGTGGTGCTGAACATGATGAACGCCCGGTCCGTGAGAGCCTTGATCTGAAGCGCGATGTTGCCTGCCGTGCCGGACGGGATCGCGACGTCGGTGGACGAACCGAAATACATCGCCACCTGCCAGTTGGCCGAAGACCAAGCGGCAAGATCAAGGTGATCCCCGTCCGTGGCCGCGCAGCACATGAAGCCGTACCACTGCTGGTCGGGATTGTTGTTTCTGGCAAGGTTGCAAGCCTCGACGGCCTGAAGATACGTTTCTCCGATCGCCGTGGTGTCCACCTTCAGTCCGGTTCCCGATCCGTCAGTCGTGGCGAGTCCGGTCGTGACCGTGTATCCGGTCCCTTGATTTCCGATTGTCGTGCCCAGCGTCAGCACGACACCTCCCTCGCCCACGGTCAGAACCGACAGGATGCCGTTCGAGGCGCTTCCCTCAGTCACGCCCACCTGATCTCCCGACATGTAAGCGCGCCCGGTGTCTCCGATGCTCGCCTGAGCGGCGGCGACGGTGTGCAGACATGGACTGTTGAGCACGGCGACCGTGCCGCTGCTAATCGACGCGATCGTGGTGTCAAGATCAACTCCCGCCGCTCCCGCGCCAGTGACCAGAACTTTCTTCCCAATGTCGCCAGAAACGAAGGCGGCTGTGGCAGAGGTCAGATGCGTCGGGTCAGTCACGCTGTTCATGATGCCGTCGTTCACCGTCCGACCACTGGGGATTGCGGTGCGGATCGCGGTCAGGTCCCGCCTGCCGATCCACACGAACTGCGGGGTGTGCTTCTGGCTGAAGTAGATCGTCGCAGCCAGATACTCGGGCTCCGTTCCGTTCCAGAAGTCGGCCAGCATCTCGTCCAGGCTGGCGTACTGGCGCATCCTGGGGTTGCTTCCGTAGGACGGTATGACGGTGGACGGGCCCACGATGAGACCCTGGTTGAAGGCCAGCGCTCCGATGGGAGGCGAGGCCGCAGACACATTAACCTGTATGATGTCGCTTAACGGAAGAGGCTCGGGAACCATTTTGGACTCCTTAGCTACCTGTCACTGTAAAATCAGCAAACTGCCCAGCGTGCTCGAACGTCTTCACTTCCACGCTCTTCACGCTCTGATCGATGATGGTCTCGACCACGAACTCGTACATCGTCACCTCATAGTCCACCCGCTCGAACCACTGGCCGTCGATGTTCTCCGGTGCGCGGACCGGCTCTCCGTACTCGCTGACCGGGAAAAGCTGGCTCAGCGAAAGCTGGTCGAGGAAGTAATCAACCTCGAAGATGGCGCTCTTGATGGCCCTCGCTCTGTCCGTCGAGTTGGGACCATAGAGGCACCAGGTGATTCGCCAGACGCGCGTGTAGCTGAACCGTTCCGTGATCGACTCCGCATCGTCGTCGTTCTGGATGACGGCCTTGTCTCGGACCTTGTTGTACTCGCCATCCTCGGGAACGCATCGCAGGAAGCACACGTCGTCATCTGGAGTGTTCACGAACGGCGCGCCTTCCTTGGGCCACTCGACGCGGACGGCAGAAGAGTTGATCTCCACCAGCAGGCCGAGCATGCCGAGCGTGAGCGGCTGCAAGACGGCGTTGACCTGAGAGATGGTCAGCGCCGAACTCACGAGCTGCTGCGTGTTTGGATAGGTGGTCGTGGTCATCAGGCCGCCTCCATCCGCGTGGCTATCGCCTTCCAATAACCATAGTCAGAATATTGATACACGCTCAGCACTCGGAACTTCTTTCCCCTCCACATCAGGATGTCGCTCGAGCCGCCGTTTCCAGCGCTGTCTGCTCTGGTCCCAAAGATCGCGGTGCTGGACCAGAAGACCATCGCCCCGACGATCTTGTCTCCTTCGGGGATCATCTCCACGTCGCGCGGTCTGGCGACGGAGATTCTCCCGTAGCCCTGAAGCGTCTCCGCGTTCGGCTGCCACACGCCGTTGACCCAGGTTCCAGCCGAGCGCAGGATGCTGTAACTCTGCGCGTTCTCAGGATCGTTGACCACTTCGGAAACGTCGATCATGTCTCTTCCCTGACCACGAACGTGATGGACTTTCTCATGGCTCCGGTGTCGATCAGGGGTCTGTCCGAACCCTTCCGCTTGATGGTGGACGGAGCGTTCGGTGCCCAGCGGTTCCGCGGATCGACGAACCAGGACTTCGAGGCGTTCACCCCGGCGATTCCGGCGCGACGCAGGAAAGCAGTGGCCTTCACTGGATTCTTGTCGAGCCATGCCTTGGCCGCAGCCTCAAGCTCCACCGCGATGGCCTGCCTGTTGCCCTCGGCCTGGATCGCTGGCTCGATGACGGGACGGGCGGGGATGCCCCGAACCGGAGAGCCGTGCGTGTGGATGTAGAGCAGGGCGGCGTTGTTTATCTTCTGCCGAGGCCGGCCAGCCGTCCGCTGCGGGATGCCGACCAGCACCTCTGCGCGCCTGATCTTGGAGAGCGCCTGGTAGAGGGCCAGCGGGCCGCTACCGCTTCTCGAAACCGAGATTTGAGGCATCATGCTCTCACCATGCCAGCATCGGCCCGCTGCCGATCACCTTGGCCATCGTCGCCAGCATCTGGCCGTATTGCGTCAGGTTCCAGCTCGCCCAGTTCTCCAAGCCTTGCACCGGCTGATAGCTCACGCTCACGTCGCCGACCGACTTCGCAACGGCTATTCCGGTCGCCAGCCCTTGGGCCGCGATCCGCCCGACGCTGGAGTTCGGATCGCCATCAGACCTCGCGTACAGGGTGAGGAAGTGCGCCACGTACAGCGCGACAGCGAGCACCCACTGCTCCTGCCAGCGAGCCTGAACAAGAGATGCGGTGGCCAAGTAAAGATAGGCGGTGATGACGGCGAACGGTATCGGCGGAGCGTTCCAGAT